CAGGTCCGCGCCACGCAGGTCCGCGCCACGCAGGTCCGCGCCACGCAGGTCCGTTTTAGCCTCTGTCGCTTTCTCCAGTGCTTGGCGCATCGTCAAGCCGGATTCGCACTCGAACAGGATTGCGCCCGTGTAGCGGTGTTTGATTTGCAGCGGTGCTGCGGTTGTTGTCGCCATTTGCTCCACTCCTTGGTTGATAAACCTTGCTTGAGAGTGCAGGTAGGTGTGGGCCGGTCGTTACCCCGGCGCTAGCGCGACTACCAGGTGGTTCCGAAGTCGGTCCGCTTTCGCGGCTGCAGGAGTCACCACCTGCACGGCATCCGGGCGCATGGTTTGCTTTCACAAACACTCATGGACACCTCGACACGGATTTCGCCGTGTTGCCGCCTAAACCAATTGCGCCTTACCTGTTTCAGTGGGTCTACTTTCCCCACCACCACACCTATCTGCACTCTCTACACACCTGGCAACACAGTGTTGTTTGGTGTGGTGGAATGAAGTATCGGCATTCCGTTATCAGAAGTCAACGGGTTGCCGATAAATATTTTGCAGCCAAGGGAAAACACTTAGTCCGTTGCTCAACTCAGCCAGGCAGCGGGCAACAAAAAACCCGCTCATGGCGGGCTTTGAGATTGGTTGATTTAATCAGTCACAAACACTGATACAGAACCTCGCTTTCTGGCCATCTTCCCAGTGCTCCAGCTTGGATCTCTTTGCTGTGGATAAACTTGTACTTCTTGCCAATGCCGGCGCAGTGTGACTCGGCATCGTTGATAGCCTGCGCTTTGAGGGAATCCGTGGATATCAGAAATCCCCCTCCTTGCCTGGTGATGGTGAACAAGTCTCCAGATCGAGCAACCGGGCCGGTGCTTGGTGTTGCACACCCTGCAAGCAGGACTGTCATGGTCAGTGTGGCAAGTTTCATACGATCCCTAAATCGCCAGCAAAATGCGCTGCTGGGGTGCGCCAAAAGACTTTACCGCGCCGTCTGTCTTCACATCCCAAGGAATAAGTTACATGATGCTTGTGACTTATTCACATCGCTTACAAACAGTCACACAATGCCATACCAATTAAGTAGACTTTTCCGGGGGCCGCTGTACATCGGCTCCATTTGATTGTTTAAGTGCCGTCGGTCTGGTTTGTGATGCCCTCGATTCCAGCAACGCAAGGCAAGCATTCAAGGCCTCGAGCCTCGTCTCCTTGACGGTCAGGCGGTCGAATCTTTCGGCCAACTCAACAGCCAACGCGCTGAGCTGCGGGAATCCTAAATTCACTGCCGGCGGGAATAATGCCGACTCATTGCGGATCAACGGTGGGTGGATGGCCTGATCCAACATGTTGCCCTCTCCAGTGGCTAGCCATAGGGCATTCACGCCACACGCCCATGCGTAGACCGGCGTATCCCCAGACCCATGGCCCTCGCGTTCAGCAGTTGAAATGGTGCTCTGCGGAATCTTCGTGAGTTCCGATAGTTTCACCTGTGTCAGCTTCGCATGCTTCCGTGCAAGTCGAAGCCGTTTCCCATAGTCAGTAGCCATGGCTACAGCCTAGGGGAAAGCGATAATGGAAATCCGCTTGCATAATAACGGAAACTCGTTATCATCATGCGATGGACTGGAAAAACATCATCGCCGAGATCCAGGAATTTGGCCACCTGACGCAACCCCAGATCGCCGCAACATGCGGATGCAGTCAAGGGACTGTTAGCGATCTCGTAAACGCTCGAACAGCGCAGCCTCGTCACTCTCTTGGCGAGGCCTTGCTTGCCCTCAGAGATCGAGTGAAGGCAGAAGCGCAAAACACGGCCGCCTAAATGCCCGCCGCCCCCCATTCCTCCCCCCGTGGAAGTAACTCCACCACGGCTTACCCCGAGGGCTCCGGCCCTTGGGGGTTTTTCTTTGTTCGTGTTCATGGCTCAACTATCGGCGAGCCCTCTTTTTTTGCCCAGAAATCGGCTTGCGAACCGGTGCGAACCTTTCAAGACACCTTCGCCGCCGTTCGCAAAGGATCACCATGGATTCACTGAATCAAGCTCTTGTTGAGTGCGTCAAGGCCCTTGGCGGCTCTGGCAAGGTTGGGCCAAAGCTGTGGCCAGAGCGGTCGCAGGAAAGCGCCCAGCGCGCTCTGTTGGATTGCCTCAACGAGGATCGTCCTGCCAAGCTATCCCCAGAACAAGTGCTGTTCATTCTGCGCATGGCCAGGGCGAAGGGCCATCACATCGGCATGGAATGGCTGTGCAACGAGCTCAGCTACGCGCCGCCCCAGCCCATTGAGCCCAAGGACGAGATTGCCGAGCTGCAGCGCGCGTTCATCGAGACTCAGGCTCGCTTGGCCGACATGTTGGGCCGCATGGAACGGCTGCAGGGAGTGCAGAGCTTTCCTACGCTGAGGGCAGCATGAGCATCGAAAACTACACCCTAGTAGAGCGCCCGCATGGCTCGTGCCTTCTCCACAACACCAAGCCCGTCTGGATCGTCGAATACTGCGCAAGCCGCGTTAGGCCAAGGCATTGGCAGACCTACAAAGCTATTCACAAGGTGCCAAAGGATCGGGACCCATGGTCCATTGATAACCGTCGCCTAGGCCATGAAGACGGGGTTGCGACCCTTGAAGAAGCGATTGCTCTGGGGGACGCCGCATGACCACCCTAGCCACCCTGATAGACGAGCGCCGTGCTCTGGCCGCGCAGCTAGCCGGCAAAGACGTCGAGATCGCCATGGCTCTTGGCGACCGCGATGAAGCGCAACGAGCCCCTGCAGCGCGAGCGCCTGCGCCAACCATCTCTTGATCTGGAGGCCGCATGATCCCACTCTCCCAACTGATCGACTTGCGCCGCGAACTACAGGCCCAGGTGGACGGCCTGAGCATTGAAATCGCCATGCGTTTGGGTGACCGCGATGGCGCCAGACGAGCGCTGCGTGAAATGGAAGCGCAGGCCAGCGCCAGGCGCGCGGTGGTGGAGGCAGAGTGTTTCGACGCCATGGGAGAGCGGGATGCGGCGGCGATGCGGGGGGGCCAGCATGGCGAATAAACGCATTGGCCTGAGCAAAAAGACCAGGTTTGAGGTGTTCAAGCGAGACGGGTTTACCTGTCAGTACTGTGGCGCCCACCCGCCCGAAGCCATTCTTGAGTGCGATCACATTCATCCGGTTGCAGAAGGTGGAAAAAACGATCAGGACAACCTGATCACGGCATGCTTCACCTGCAACCGTGGCAAAGGTGCTGTCAGCTTGGATGCCGTTCCACAATCCCTGGCCGACAAGGCGGCACTTGTTGCTGAAACCGAGGCGCAACTTCGTGGGTACAGCGAGATCATGGAGGCCAAGCGGGACCGCATTGAGGAAGACATGTGGCGCGTAGCTGAAATCATTGATCCCGGCAGCTCGAATTCAGGGATGAGCCGCGACTGGACAGCCAGCATCAGGCGTTTCAATGAAAAGTTGGGGCTTTATGTTTGCCTGGAGGCTGCCGACATTGCGCGCGCCAAGTTTCCACGAGGCGGGGCCAAGACTTTCAGGTACTTCTGCGGCATCTGCTGGAACAAGGTGCGCAACGAATGAAGCGTCCAGCCTTTCAGTTCTACACCGCCGACTGGCGCAACAACGCTAAGTTACGGCGTTGCAGTCCGGCCGCTCGCGGTGTCTGGATGGATGTTTTGTGCGTTCTCCATGACAGCGATGAATATGGCGTGTGCCGTTGGCCACTGGTAGATGTCGCAAACGCGGCCGGCGCCAGCATCAAGATGGTGCGCGAACTTGTCGAGAAGGATGTTTTGAAAGGCGCCGACAAGGGCGCGGCACCCTACATCTACACGCCACGCCACGCAGGCAAGGACGGCGAGCCGGTCACTTTGGTTGAGCCAGGCCATGGTCCATGCTGGTACTCCAGTCGCTTTGTCCGTGATGAATGGGTTCGCCAAAGGAGGGGTTCGGCTACCCAGTTTACGCAGGACAACCAGCCACCAAACACCAAACCAATGCCAACACCAAAGGTAGGCATTGGTGAACGGCAAGGTTACGGCCCTACATCTTCATCTACTACTTCAATAAATACTTCCGTAGATAAATCTACGGACGGCAAGCCGTCACCAAGGTCTCCAGCCGAAAAGTCAAAGACCGAGCTCTGGCGGGGAGCTGTCTCGCTGTTGTCCGAGCAGGGAATGCCGGAGCCACAAGCGCGGACTTTCATTGGAAAACTGTCGAAAGATTACCCGTCCGACGACATCGTTTTGACGGCAGTTCAGGGAGCTGTTTCCGAGCAGCCGGCAGACGCCAGGGCGTACCTCAAGGCCACCTGCCAGCGACTGTCCGGGGAACGAAACCGAGACGGCAACCGGGTTGCACCAGCATGGGAGGGCGCCAAATGAATCTGCCATACCCGACAAACGGCTACGTCATCGAGCAAAACAGGCTCAAGGGCCTTCGCCCATCCGGGCCGCTGATCGTCGCTTTGAACGGAGATCCGCATCTGGACAACGCCACGGTGTACGCCAATCCTGGCCAAGCCTACAACTGGCGCTGGGTCAAGGGTCTGCCAAGCGTCATCGTGCTGATTGGCGCTGAGACGCGCTTCGGGTCGATTCTGCGCGACATCGAGGACTGCGAGCCGGGTCAGCTTGACGTGATCGACACCGAGCGCGAATTGGGCTGGATGGTGCTCTTTGCGCGGCCTAAGTTGGTCACGTTGAAGTGGCCGAAATGGATGGTCCGTGACTGGCTTGGCGATGGCGACTGGCACACCAACTTGAACGACTACAAGGCCAGTCAGGGACTGGTTACAGCATGAAGCTCATACCCGATTCCATTGATCTGAACGACTACATGGGTGGTCCAGACTTTGCACCAAAAGTGCGTCCAGCCTCGGATTTTCAGGAGGATGTGATAAAGCGCCTGATGCCGGAAGAGACGCGAATTCACAGCCCGTCCATGCTGATGCACAGTGCCGCGCGTGGCCTTGAATTCCGGCCTGGAGAGGTCACGGCATGGGTTGGATACAACGGGCATCGCAAGAGCATGTTCACGAGCCAGGTTGCACTCGATCTGCAGGTGCAACGTCAGCGCGTGATGATTGTTTCGCTCGAAATGGACCCGCCCGACACCATGGCACGGATGACGCGGCAGGCCACCGGCTTGGAGAACCCAAATCGCGCGATGGTGGGAACGTTTCACAAATGGACAGACGACAAGCTCTGGCTGTTCGACCACGTTGGGAACCTGTCCGTTGACCACTCGTTTGCGTTGTGCCGCTACTTCGCCGACAAGCACAAGGGTCAGCACATATTCCTCGACTCGATGATGATGATTTGCGCCAGCGAGGAGAGCCTGGACGAGCAGAAGCGCTTTGCCACCGGGCTGGTGCGACTGGCACAAGAAACAGGGCTGCATGTCCACGTCATCACGCATTGCCGCAAGCCTAACGGCAGCGATGACAGCAAGCTCCCGACTCGCTACGAAATTCGGGGCTCAAGCGCCATCAGTGACCAAGCGCAAAACTGTGTTGTCGTGTGGATGAACAAGGCCAAGTATGCGAAGTTGGAAGAGAACTCCAACGACTTCGAAGCCTTGGAACAGCCTTGCGCCGTGGTGAAGTGCGACAAGCAGCGCAATGGTCGGTGGGAGGGAAAGATCAAGCTCTGGAACGACCAACGCAGCCTGAGATTCTGTGACGACCGCACAAGCCAGGTCAGGCCGTATCACCTGTTCGATGATTTTCAGGAGGCGGCATGACCGAACTACCCCAAGCGCACTACGCGCGGATCCTTTACCACTACAGCTGGCTTGCAGCGCACCCATCCTGGAAGCAATACGCCTGGCACCGCGTGCAGCAAATGGCGCGCGAGTGCCCGGAGCTGTACTCGGCGCTACCCGCTGATTTGACCAAAGCAATGAAACAACTGGAGACCAACCTTGAAGACAACCACTGAAACCGTGACCCGCATCTTTTGCGAGCTGCTTGGCGTTTCTGATGACGCTGTGAAACCTGAATCGCAAATCGTTGCAGACCTCAAAGCTGACAGTCTGGACGTCATCGAGCTTTGCATGGGTATCGAAGATGAATTCGATTTGGAGATCACAGACGAAGACTTCGAGAAGTGCACCACCGTGGCCGATGTAGTCGCGCTGGTTGATCGCTTGCTTCCTACGCCGGCATGCGCTCGGGTTGGCTGATACAGGAGACCAAATCATGAAAACCGCCGAAAAAGAGATCCTGCAAGCGCTCAACACCCAGACCGAGCCGCGATATGCCTCATGGCTGATTAACCGCAACTGGAAGAGGTTGGGCCTCTACAACGTCGACGAGCTGGTAGCCGAATTCCTAGCGCCGATGGAGAAGGCTGGCCTTATCGCTCCAACGCTGGGCAAGTCCCGTGTGCTCTACGAAATCACAAGCGCTGGCCGGCTTGCACTGCTCGAAGCAGAGCGCGCACCGCTGCAAGTGGTTCCGCCACGCGAGCGGCCGTTCATGGAATGGGACGGGCGCATGCAGTGGGGGCCGGAGAGCGAGCGTGGGTGTCATCGGCATATCGGCAGCGTGGGGGTGGCGTGTTGAGTGACGCAGGAGTTGACCATGAGTGAAACGAATAGGGCCGAACGACCTGCCATGTGGGGATGTGATGATTTGCGCGAATGGCTGATCTCGCAGGGATTCAGTTGCTCTATTGACTCACTGATGCGCGACAGCGGATGCAACTGGTACGCCTACCGGCGCAGCGAGTACCCAGCGCGTGAGTGCGATTGCAACGAAGGCAAGAAGATGCAAATTGTGATTCGCCCATTTGCATATACATCCGGGATGAAGTCATGGGAAAGCTCTGAAATTGATGTTACTGGGGAAGTACAAGGACTGTGGTTTAAGTTGAGTGCCTACAGCGTGAAGCACGACGAATTGAAGGCCAGATTGCCAGAGATTGAAATCAGACTTCTTGATTCGTGGAACGCGCTTGCGCCACATAACCAACCACACCCCACATGAAAACCATCATGGGCCTAGATCCCGGCGCATCAACTGGCGTTGCCGTCTACATCGGCGGCAATGAAGGAGGGCGGCAATGCTGACCTTCGTCGTTCCCGGCGCACCGATCGGTAAGGGCCGACCCCGTGTCACCACGCGCGGCGGCAAGTTCGCGACCATGTACACGCCCGAGAAGACCGTCAACTACGAAGGCCTGGTTGCCCACAGCGCCAAGGTAGCCATGGCCGGTGCGCCGCTGATCGACGGCCCGGCCGCCGTCACGCTTGAGATCGTCTGCCAGGTGCCCGCCAGCTGGTCGCAACGCAAGCGCGTGCAGGCATTGTCCGGCCAGGTGTACCCCACCACCAAGCCCGACATCGACAACGTCGAGAAAGCCATCTTCGACGGCCTGAACGGTGTGGTCTGGCGCGACGACGTGCAGGTGGTGGATGTGACCAAGCGCAAGCGCTACGGCGACACGCCGGGCGTGCGGGTGACGGTGATACCGATTGGGTTGCTGGTGCCGGTGATGGGGCTTGCAGCATGACCCAGCGCACCCCCACCCCAGTCCTGATCGAGGCCATGTTCACGCGATTGCTTTGTGCGGTTGTCGGGCATCGCTACGTTGTGGAGAGGGTACTGAACCATGGAGCGCGAAAAGTTGGCTGCACCAGGTGCGACAAGCATTGGGCTATGCACGACGGGACGCGAGCGTTTTTGCTATGGGATGAAGAGTTCGAGGAACTATATGCGCCTGGCGGTGTGCTGGCGCAGTCTGACCGGGATCTGGCGAAGTGAGCGACCGACTATCACTGACGCTCTGGAACGCCCAGCAGGGCCATCAGGAACTGAGTAGGGCCTGGAATTGGATGAAATCCATGCTGTTGGCAGGCCATAGGCTGCAAATCGACTGCAAGCCCGAAACACGGTCCAGCGCTGAGAACAGATTGCTCCACGCGCTGATTGGTGAGATTGCTCGGCAGAAGGAGTGGGCCGGAGCCAAGCGCGATCTTGAATGCTGGAAGCGCCTGCTCGTCAGCGCCTGGTGCAGGACGCGCGGCGAGTCAGTCGAGATTCTGCCGGCGTTGGATGGCCACGGAATCGACATCGTGCCGGCCAGGACGAGCAAGCTGACGAAATCCGAGTGTGCCGACCTGATTACCTACGTTCAGGCGTGGGCAGCGGATAACGGCGTCGTGACGCTGGATCACGAAACCGGCGAACTGGTGGGGGCTGAATGACTACGAAAGCAGAACGCGAGTGGATGGGTGGGGTGGCCAGCCTGCCCTGTGCATGCTGTGGCTGTTGTGGGCCTTCTCAAGTCCATCACATCCGCGATGGAATGGGCATGAGCCAGCGGGCCTCCAATTGGCTCACGGTGCCTTTGTGCGAATGCTGCCACACCGGCCAATACGGCGTACACGGCGACAAATCACGCATGCGGGCCAGGAAGATGAGCGAGCTTGATTGGGTGGCCGACACCATCGAGAAATTGGCATGACCCTAGACGACATCAAAGCCCGCACGGTAGAGGAAGGCGATTGCTGGGTCTGGCGCGGCTCCACTACCGGCCAGGGCTATCCGACGATGAAGCCGCCCGGCTGTGGCTGTTCCATGGTGCGCCGCGTCGCAATCGAACTGACTGGCGTAAAGCTCAAGCCGCGTCAGCCGGTGGTGACGACATGTGGCGAAAAGCTGTGCGTGAACCCCGCGCACTTGAAGCCATCGACGACAGCCGCAGTAGCGAAGGCGGCGGCGGCGCGTGGGGCATTCTCGACTCCAGTGCGTGGCGCCAGGATTGCCGCAGCAAAACGCGAGAAGGGGAAGTTGTCAATGGACATTGCCAGGGATATTCGCGTCAGCACGGACAGTAGCAGGGCATTGGCCGAGCTTTATGGGGTGCACCAGTCACTGATTTCCCGCGTCAGGGCGGGGATTTCTTGGCGGGACTACAGCAATCCGTTTTCTGGGCTGGCAAGGTAGGAGAAGGAACATGAGCTTGAGACTAAGCCACCGCGAGCGCCAGGTGCTGGACCTGCTGAGTGCCGGGGATGCAATGAAGCAGATCGCCGACAAGTTGGGCGTAGGCGTCAGCGCCTGCTCGAACTACATCGCCAGGGCTCGGGAGCGCAACGGGCTCAAGACTGGCTGGCAGTTGCTGGCGAGCTATTCCAGGGAGCACCCGCTACATGAATGAATTGCGCCTGGAACCCGGCCACACGGAGATTCTGAAATTGCTGGTGCGTGGCCACACTATCACCGGAATCGCCCAGCGCCTGCAGGTATCCGAGGTGACTGTGTACGAGCGATTGCGATTGGCTCGCTACGTCAATGAGTGCGACACCTACTACCAACTGGTGGCGGAATTTTCCGCTGAGCAGCAACGATTCAAGTCACAGAAGGAGACAGCATGAGCAAGCCGGAATCACCATCGGTAATCATAAAACAGGCGATCATTGATCTGACGAATGCAAATCGGGTGTGCAGCCGCCAGGTCATCAGCATGACGACGGGATTGAAGCTGTCGATCGTTGACGATCACCTGAAGACCATGTTGGACAATGGAATCCTGCGCCGGCCCGTCAATGGCATCGTGGAGCTGGTCGAGGATGGACCCGTAGACCGCCACGTGTCGGTGACGTACCTGAACAATGGCCGGGTCAAGCTGGAAATCGGCGACCATGTGCTGGATCTTTCGCTGAGAGAGACGAAGAACGTTGGTGCGGCGACTGCTGGGACTGGGCTGCAATTCGGGCGGTGACTTTTTCAAGGAGACATCATGAAACTCAAGTACTTCAAAGGTCAAGATGGTCAGTGGTATTGGCACCTGACCGCCAAGAACAACCACATCATTGCAACTGGTGGCGAGGGATACGCCAGCCGGCGCAACGTGGTGCGGGCCGTCAAGCGGTTCCAGTCGCTGATGGGCCTGGGCAAGATGATGGTGGATTTGGCGTGAAGATGTCAGAATCCTTCTTGGCGATACTTCCTGGAGCAGTGATTGTGATAATCGCTGTCGTGGTGTTTGGGATCATCCTGGTGGGAAGCAAGAAGAACACCGAGATTCAGAAAGCATGCGAAACCGCTGGCGGCGTTCAAGTGAAGCAGTATTCAGGCTATGCGTGTATCAAAGCCGAGAGGGTGAAGCCGTGAGTTTCCCTGAAATTGCCGTGTGTGCCATTCTGGCCGTGATTGTGACCTCGATTGGACTTGTCGTATTGACGTTGACAATCAATCTCGTGACAGGACGTGACGTGGTAACAGGGAGGAAATTGGATTCCCCGCCACTGCCGCCACTGACCATCAATCAGATTCGAGAGTTGGAACACCGCATCGCCGAGAGAGGGATGAGATGACTGATTCGTTCATTGAATTCGGAGAATGCGGAAACTACCGTGGCGCGCTTCAATTGAAGGTTGAAGGTGGCAAGTTCTTCTGGTGCGTGAGCTGTGACATCGATGAATCTCAATGGGCCGAGATTCCAAAGTACGTGTGGATCGTGTTAAGCGGGTATCACGCCGACACGGCTGCGACGCGCAACCGCAAACCGCCTGATCCAGAACTGAAGACATGGGATGGCCAATGAGCGCAGAACTGACCAAGCCTGAACTCCAAGCCCTGGCACGCCAATGCGGCATGGAATGGGTGAATGACGTCCTCTGCTATTTCAGCTATACCAACCTGCTTCGCTTCTATGAAGCCGTGGTGGCCAGGGAGCGGGCAGCCAAGGCCATTGCTGACTTGCACGACCCGGACAACCCCAACCCAGCAGGGAGCGCGTGAAATGAACATTGAGCAAGAAACCCCGCTTTTGCCATGTCCGTTCTGCGGTGGACCCGTGCAGCTTGAATTGGCGAACGTGACGTTCGGCAGAATGTACGGCGACAAGAACGGAGACCGGTATTGGTACGGTGTGACATGCCGCAATACGATCAACCACGGAGGCTCCTGCTGTATGGATCAGGTGCCATCAGCCAGCAAAGAAGCTGCGGTTGCACGCTGGAACATGCGGAACGGAGTTCTCCAGCATCCACCCCCCCACTAAGGATTGATGCGAAGTAGCGACATGACGAAGATTGGGCTTGTCAATGTGCAGCCACACTGAGACAATACCCACGAGTCCTAAAACTCATGCGTTTACCGGGAAACCGGCCGGGCAACCGGACTGATGTGGCTGCATCAGGAACGCAGCAGTTTTAGGACTTTTGCGTTTGTGGTCAGGGCGCTACTGACGCAGCTACCGGGCCTGCATGGGCCGCACCCGAGAAACACGCGCCACGGAACGACCAACCGTGACGTTCCAGCGTTGGCAAGGCGACTGGAGCAGCAATAGCCGGATGTGACAGCCTGTGCCGATATTGCGATGACCTGCCCCACTGCGGCACTTGGTTGATGGACTGGCAGATGAACAGCATCAATGGAGATCGTGACTCTCACCAGTCACCCGGCATAGCTATGAGAAGAGCAGCATGTCAAAGAAGCAAAAGACGACCTCAGCGCTGCTTTTTCCTGACCTAGCCCTGTCCATGGACAATCTGCAAGTTCTTTGCGGGGACTGCAATCATGGCAAAGGCAATTGGGACGTTACTGATTGGCGGCCCATCGGGGAGCGCACCCCCCACTAGGGTTTGTCCATAACCCCAGTCGTCAGCATCATCGGTATGCATGACGGTATCGAAATCCAAGAGCCACGTGCTGAACGCCTCAAAAGAGGCTGGCGGCGCTGCGGGCAAGAAGAAGCGCACTGACTGGGAAGCTGTCGAGAGAGACTATCGAACCGGGAAGTTCACGCTGCGCGAGCTTGAAGCTAAGCATGGTGCGAACAATGGTCTCATATCCCGTAAGGCAAAGAAGGACGGGTGGACACAAGACCTCGCAATTGCCATCAAGCAGGCGACGAACGCCAAGTTGATCGAGCAATTAGTCAGCAAGGAAGTTAGCGAGGGTCAGCAGAAAGTCAGCAATACGGTTCTTGCTGCTGCCGAGGTCAACACAAACGTGATCCTTGGGCACCGCAAGGGCCTGAATAGCATCACGCAAGTCAAGCGCAAATTGCTGGCTCAGATCGAACAAGCAGCCGAAAACATGGTGGACTTGGCTGAGATCATTGAGATGGTGCGCAAGCCAGACGACAATGGCGTGGACCGAGCCCACGATGCACTCAGGAAGGCAATGGGACGCAGCGCCCTGGTCGATGACTTGAAGAAGCTGGCCGATGTGGATGAAAAGGTCCGCAAAGGAGAGCGCGAGGCATTTGGCATTGACTATGGAGGCGAAGAAGACCCGACCAAGCCAACCGGCATGACGGACGCCGAGCGGGCTGTCAAGCTGGCTTACCTAATGTCCAAGGTTGGTCCTCTGCCATGAGCACGACCACTGAGGCCATGGAGACCATCGCGCGCATGTCGCAGGCCGACAAGGCCGAGCTTGACAAACTACTGGCGAGCGTTCCGGTATGGGTTCCTCAACCCGGGCCGCAACGCATGGCCTACGAGTCCCAAGCTGACATCCTGTTTTATGGCGGATCGGCTGGAGGCGGCAAGTCCAGCCTGATGCTGGGACTGTCACTGACGGCTCACAAGCGTTCCATCATCTTCAGGCGCGAGGCGGTGCAGCTGACTGGCCTTGAGGAGGACATGACGCGGATTCTGGGAACGCGCACCGGTTACAACTCACAGTCCGGCGTCTGGAGGATTCCTGGCGGGCGTGTGATGGAGCTTGGCAGCGTTGCCCAGCCAGACGACTGGATGAAGTATCAGGGCCGCGCCCATGACCTGAAGGCGTTTGACGAGCTGCCCCACTTCACGGAAGCCCAGTTTCGCGCGCTGATAGGCTGGCTGCGCTCCGATGACCCGAGCCAGCGCCAGCGCGTGGTCTGCGCCGGGAATCCCCCCACTTCGAGTGAAGGTCAGTGGGTGAAGCGCTTTTGGGCAGCGTGGCTCGATCCGACACATCCGAACCCAGCCAAGCCGGGAGAACTGCGCTGGTATGTCACAGATGTCAATGGCGATGACATGGAGGTTCCAAGCGGCGATCCGGTCAAGGTCGGCGCGGATTGGTTCACGCCAAAGAGCAGAACATTCATTCCGTCCAACGTCGATGACAACCTGTTTCTCGCTTCCACCGGCTACAAGGCGACGCTGCAGTCGCTTCCCGAGCCCCTGCGCAGTCAGATGCTGCGCGGTGACTTTCAGGCCGGCGCCAGTGACCCGGCATGGCAACTTGTACCCACCGAATGGGTGAAAGCTGCACAAGCGCGGTGGGTGAAGAAAGACACAAAGGGGCCGATGACGGCGATCGGATTCGATCCGACACGCGGCGGACAAGACAAGAGCACGGCGGCGCGACGCCATGGGACTTGGTTCGACGAGATGGTGTCAGTTCCTGGAGCCGTGGTTAAGGATGGTCCTACCGCAGCAGGCTTCATCGTGCCACTCATCCGCAACGGTGCCTGCGTCTGCGTTGACAGTATCGGTATCGGATCAAGCGCGCTGGATTTCATCGTCGGCCTGAATCTGCTGGTCTTGCCCGTAGTTGGTTCTGCATCGAGTGGACTGTCCGACAAGGCTGGCCAACTGCGTTTCAAGAACAAGCGCGCCGAGATGTACTGGCGCATGCGCGAGGCACTGGACCCTACCAATCCTGACCCCATCTCTTTGCCTCCTGACCCGGAGTTGACAGAAGACCTCTGTGCGGTTCGCTACAAGGTCGTGAGCATGGGCAAGGTTGCCGCGATCCAGATCCGTGACAAGGACGAGATACGCGAGGCGCTTGGGCGCTCTCCTGACAAGGGTGACGCAGTGGCCATGACCTTTGTCTCTGGTATTCCGTCGCCAGGCTCGATGAGCGCCTACAACCCGCCCCCCCCACCTGACTGGCGACTATGACCAATTCAATCAGTCCAGCCACCATGACCAACACTGACCAGCCTGACAAGGCCGGCCTGTCGCTGTCGACGTTTACCAAATGGTTCTACGAGATCCAGAACCAGCCGGCCTGGCGTGCCAAGGCGGACAAGGAAATGGACTATGTTGACGGCAACCAGCTCAACAGCGAGGTTCTGGAGGCGCAGCGCAAGATCGGCATGCCGCCCGCCATCGAGCCTCTGATTGGCCCGGCCATTGAAGCTGTTGTGGGGTTGGAAGCGAAAACCAGAACAGACTGGCGCGTGACGCCAGACGGTGATGACGGCGACGACGTTGCCGACGCACTGAACTACAAGCTCAACCAAGCTGAGCGCAACAGCGGCGCTGATAAGGCTTGCACCGATGCTTTCAAGCCGCAAACCTGCGTTGGTATCGGCTGGGTCGAGGTGGCGCGAGAGTCTGACCCGTTCAAATTCCCCTACCGCTGCAAGGCTGTGCACAGAAACGAGATTTTCTGGGACATGTTGGACCGCGAGCCCGGCTTGCCAAATGCCCGCTATCTGGTGCGTCGGCGCTGGAGTGATGTCGCTCAGGTCAAGTTGAAGTTTCCCAAGCATGCCGATCTGATCGACCGTACCAATGGGCGCTGGACTGATCAGTTCGCGGCCACGGCAGACGGTGGAACATCGACCGAGATGGCGATGGCTTGGGAAGATCAACGCGGCTGGAGCGTGGAAGAGCAGGAATGGCGCGATGCTGAGAATGGCCGCGTTTGTCTGTTTGAGGTCTGGTATCGGCGCTGGGAGTCGGTCACGGTGCTCAAGACGCCGGATGGTCGTGTCGTGGAATACGACGGTAGCAACGCCGTGCACGTGCTGGCGCTGGCCAGTGGCCGCATTCGCCCGAGCAAAGCCACTGTCGCCAGGATGTACGTGAGCTTCTGGATGGGTCCGCACAAGCTCTACGACGGCCCGACGCCATACAAGCACAGCGATTTCCCCTACGTGCCGTTCTGGGGTCAGCGCGAAGACCGTACCGGCGTTCCTTTCGGACGTGTCCGTGGCATGGTCTACCTGCAGGACAACGTGAACTCTGCCACCAGCAAGATTCGCTGGGGCTTATCGGCCACTCGCACGATCCGCACCAAGGGCGCTGTCAGCTACTCGGACGAGATTTTCAGGCAGCAGGCTTCCCGGGTGGATGCCGACATCGTGCTAAATGAAGAACACATGGCAAAGCCTGGAGCCGTGTTCAAGGTAGAGCGCGACTTTCAACTCACAGAGCAGCAGTACAAGATGCTGCAGGACTCACGCAACGGCATCGAGCGCGCCAGTGGCATCACATCGGGCTTCCAGGGCCAGAAGGGAACTGCCACCAGCGGCGTACAGGAAAACACCCAGATCGAGCAGGCCACGCAGTCTCTGGCCGGCCTGATGGACAACTTCAAGTTTGCCCGCTCCAAGGTGGGAGAGCTGTTGTTGTCCATGATCATCGAAGACATGGCCGATCAGCCACAGGAAGTGCTGATTCGCGGCAATGCCGTGATCCCGGATCGAACTGTCAGGCTCAATGAGCCCATGACGGATGAGAGCGGCATGCAGTACCTGAACAACGACGTTCAGCGCATCCGTCTCAAGGTGGCTGTGTCGGATGTGCCGACGACATCGAGTTTCCGCGCTCAGCAGGTTTCTGCGTTGTCCGAAGCCTTCAAGAGCATGCCGCAGGAACTGCAGATCGTGGCACTTCCGCATCTGCTGGCATTGATGGACATGCCCAACAAGGACGACATCATCAAGGCGATCCAAGAGGCCAAGAATCAGGCGACACCCGAGCAGGTTCAGGCCAAGATCGACGAAGCCGTGAAGACTGCCCTGGCTCAAGCCAATCACGATCTCAAGTCGCGCGAACTGGACCTGAAGGCTGAACTGCAGATGGCGCAGATTTCAAAGCTGATCGCCGAGACCGTCAAGACTGGTGTAGAAGCCGCCTTCGCGTCCATGCAAGCCGGCCAGACCATCGCCACCATGCCGCAGATCGCACCGATTGCCGATGTCGTGATGCAGGGCGCCGGCTACCAGCCTCCAACACCGGCCGGAGTTGACCCGAACTTCCCGCAGCCCGCAGCAATTGCTGCGCCGCCGCTGGATGTGAAGCAGAACACCAGCCCACAACTTCCACCCGTCCCACAGCAGGCCGATTCGCCCATGACCGGGATCGAGACGGCGCGCACCACTGACAACCTTGGAGCAATGCAATGAACCGCTACCCATCCCGAACCACTTTCACCCTGGCAGCGGCATCGCTGACTGGCCACGCTTCCAACGTCACTGGAGCATCCTGGACGATTGCCACCGCAGGCGCCGCAGACGGCATCGCGCACCATGTGACGATCCGCAATGACTCCGTGACAGACCACGCTGCCAAGACCATTGTTCTGGTCGGAACCGGGGCCAATGGCGAGGCACTGACAGAGACGCTGGCCGCGCCAGGCACTTCCGCCACAGTGACCAGCACCAAGGCATTCAAGACGCTGACCAGTGCCACGCCATCGGCAACCATCGGCGCCGATACCTTCGACATCGGCTGGGCTGGAACAGGACATACGCCATGGGTCGATCTGGACCCGTCCCGCTTGCCATTCGGGGCGTCTGCTGCTGTGTACCTGGTCAGTGGTTCATGCAACTTCGACGGCCAGCACACATTCGACATCCCGCCTACCGAGAACTCGCCGGCCTTCAATTTGTCGGCATTGACCGGCAAGACGGCCAGCACCGACGGCGGCTACACGACACCGGTCAGCGCGGTGCGCGTGGACATCAACAGCCACACGTCAGGCGTGATTACGCATGTCGTGCTGCAGGGGTAAACACCGAATGGTCGTGGCGCAACCGGACGGTATCTAAATAGCCAAACATGGAGATCCATCATGGGTAAACTCTTCCGCGCCGTGACAAGCGGCCTTTCCTCTGACCGTCAAGACCACAAGGTGACCTGGGCAGCCGGGCAAATCCGCGAAGTCGATGACGAAATGGCGTCCTACCACCGCGACCATACTGACGCCTTCAAGGAGATCGTGGGCGTTGTGAGCGGCACCGGTGTCGCGGCCACAGAGAGCGGCGCCGGGTCGATTCGCACCACGCGGTTGACTCTGACCAACGTCGCGCAAGCCGTGGTGAACGGCACCGAGTACCAGAGCACCAAGATCTACACCTTTCCAGAAGGCCGGATTCTGCTGCTGGGCACTGTGGCGAGCCTGGCGCAGACCACCACCAGCGCGATTCTGACCACTTTGAACAGTGCGACGGGTGCGGTGTCGCTGGGTTCTGCAGCCGCCTCGAACGTCTCGCTTACCAGCGGGATGGTGGACATCGCCCCGTCTACCGCTTTCACATCCAGCGCCACGATCAACGTCGCTGGCACCGCTGTGAACCCGGTTCTGGCTGCTTCGGCTCAGCTCGATGGCCACACGACAGCCGTACCGGTGTACCTCAATTCGGCCTACGCAACGACAACCGACGTTGACGCCGATGCGACACAGACCTGGTCGGGCACGGTTGATCTGACGTGGGTCTGGCTGGGCGACTTCTAAGCTGACCCCCAGTAGGGATTGTCCGCGCGCGCCAGTAGCCGGATGATTCACTTGCAACCTCGGGAGAGGTAGCAGAGCCCAACGCTGTGAAGCAGTGGGGTTCCCTGAGACGGAGAGAACGGGGCTTCGGCCCCTGACTCGTAAGAGCAAGCCCTTCAACGCGGCCACGGCGACATGTGGCAAGGGTGATGACATGAAGATAGAAGAGTTTTTCGAGGCCAATCAAGTTGATGGCAAGTTGACCGATGCGCAGGCGATGCAAATGCTGAGCTTGCAAGAGGGCGATACCGTGAAAACGGAAAGCGACGTGCCCGCCGTCGCGGCAGAAGTCAAGCCAGAACCAGAGGCCAAAGTGGAAGCAACACCAGCAGCGGAAACGCAGCCGGTGATTCTCGCAAAGGACGGTGTTCACACCATCCCATTCGAGAAGCTGACAGAGGCTCGGGAAGCCGAGAAGCATTGGAAGACCGTCGCAGAGCAGGCGCAGCAGCAGATCGAGGCATTGAAAAGTGCTCCGGTCCAAGCAGCACCAGGCGAGCCAGCCAGAGCGGCTGACAGCGTGGATTTCGGTGACTACTCGGATGACGCGATCAAGGAAGGCATCAAGAAGACGGTTGCCCTGGAAACGGCGGCAATCAAGGCAGAGTTTGAGGCGAAGTTGGCCGCTGTGGTGGAGCCCATCCAGCAACAGCAGCAGATCAGCGCCGCAGACGAGCACTTCTCGACGATCTACAAGGCGCACCCCGATGTGGAGTCAGTGGTTGAGAGCAAGCAGATGAACGATTGGATCGAGTCGCAGCCCAGCTTTGCGCGTTCCGCCATCAGGAACGTGATTGCTCAAGGCAGTGCGGCCGATGTGGTCGAGCTTCTGGACACTTTCAAGAGTTCCACCGCAAAACTCGCGACGACCGCCGTGCCAACGGTAGCCGCCGCAGCTGCGCAAGCAGCCATTGCCAAGGCTCAGTCGGCGCCGCCTACGAGTCTGTCGGAGATTCCGGCAGGTTCTGCAGCGCACACCGACCAGGCATCGGCGATGTTGGATATGTCAAGTACGGGGATTTTGAGCATGTTCGAAGGCAAGACGCCAGAGCAGATCAACGCCCTGATGAACCGGGTTCTTTGACCCTTATACGGCAGCGCCGGGATGGCGCAGCCAAGTCCCATTGAAGGAGTATTTCCATGTCTGTTACCAGTCTTCCCTACGGTTCGCCGCAGGCCATCACGATCCAGTCCGCTGGGTTGTTCGCTGCCAACATGCAGCGCAATACGACCATCGGTCGCCTGACGGGCAAGTTCCCGCAACAGGCTGATGCCGAGTCCACCATCCGCAAACAGTCGAGCAGCGAAATGCCGATCGTGCGCTGCATGGACCTGCAGAAGATGGCCGGTGACGAAATCACTTTCGACCTGATCAACCCGATGGGCGGAAAACCCATCATGGGCGCCAACAACGCCGAGGGTTTGGGTCGTTCCATGTCGTTCAGTCAGGACCGTCTGCGCATCAACCAGGCGCGCTACCCGATCTCTGCTGGCGACACCATGACGCAGCAACGCACCCCGCATGAGCTGCGCAAGCTGGCCCGTGCTCTGGGCGAGAACTACATGGGCCGTCTGTCCGACCAACTGGTGTTGACGCACCTGGCCGGCGCCCGTGGCTTCCACGACAACATCGAATGGGCAGTACCGAAGGCAAGCGATGCTGACTTTGCGTCCATCGCGATCAACACCGTCAAGGCACCTACCAAGAACCGGCACTACATGTCCACGGGTTCCGGTATCGAGCACATTGCAGCGGCCGGCAGCGAAATCAGCATCGCCACCACTGACGTGCTCAACGCCGACGTGGTTGACGGCATTCGCACGCTGGTCGACTCGATGGCTGTGCCGCCTCCTCCGGTCGTCTTCGAAGGCGACAAGATGGCCAGCGATGCGCCGGTTCGGGTTCTGCTGGTCTCCAGCGAGCAGTACACCAGCTTCGTTCAGTCTACTGGTTTCCGCACGCTGCAGGCGAACGCGATGGCGCGCGCCCAACAGGCTGGAATGAATCCGCTGTTCTGCGGTGAAGCCGGTTTGTGGAACGGCATTCTGATCGTGAAGATGCCCAAGCCGATCCGATTCTATGCCGGTGACAGCCTGCGCTACTGCGCCAGCTACACCACGGAAACGGAGACCTCGACCGACCTCGTGCCGGCAGCGTTCAGCACCACCTACGCAGTGGATCGCGCGATTCTGCTGGGTGGTCAGGCACTGGCCGAAGCCTGGGGCAAGCATCCCAAGACGGGCATGCCGTACTTCCTGAGCGAGAAGGAACTGGACCATGGCGACAAGCTGGAAATCCTGCTGGGTGCGATCAATGGCCGCAGCAAGATCCGCTTCCTCATCGACCACGGCGACTCCAGCCAATACACCGACTACGGCGTGATGGCGATCGACACGGCCGTTCGCCTGGCCTAAGTGACGCAGCGGGCCGGGTAACACCGGCCTGCGTCCATACACCCTCACAACCTCAAGGAGCCCAACATGGCTACGACCTTCACTCGCAAGAAACTTGCCAGCCAAAAGCAGTTTGGTGGCGCCCCCTACGGCAATCTGGCCGCGCTGACCTTCAACGTCACCACCAACTCCAGCGGTGTCTGGACAGATGGCGATGGTGCGGCCGCCCCCACTGCCAATGACGAACTGATCGTTGGTGTCCTGCCTGCCGGCATGCTGGTGCAAGACGCTCTGATGATCGTCTCTGACGCCTTCACCGCCGCAACCACCGCCAAGGTTGGTTTGCGCGCTGTCGATGGTGTCACCACGCAAGACGACGCCGACTACTTCACCGCCTCACTGGTGCTGAACGCAGTTGGCCGGTATCGCGCCGACAACACCGCCGTTGCGCCCATCACCCTGGCTCGTGACATGTACATCGTCATGGACTGGGATGCGGCGACCAATGCCGTGGTTGGTGTCGTTGACGTGATCGTCTACGGCGTCATCGGTGGTGCGCCCTAACTAGGCAGTTGCCACGAGGCATGCGGGGTGCTACGGCATCCCGCCTTTTTGTCAACACAGGAACACCATGAACCAAGCAGTCAGCCTTGTTCCAGTCAAGTACATCGGAGTGCGGCCGAGCTACACCGATGGCACGTTCGGAACCAAGATCAACTTCGACCGTGGCGACTCGCGCATGGTCCCGGCAAACATCGCCAAGTTGATGCTCAAGCATCCCGACGTGTACACGCAAGGTGATGCTGACGCCCTGACAGTTGAGATTGCGCCGGCACGCAAGGATGAAGACGAGGCGCAGAACATGCGCGATGCCGTCGCCAACATGGGCAAGGACGCCCTGGCGTCATTCGCCAAGACCCATTTCAATGCCAGCCTGGACAAGCGCAAGGGTGTCAACGATCTGCGTCAACAAGTCACCGTGATGGTGGACCAGTTTGGAGTCGTATGACTCTCGCAGAGTTGATCGCCAAGTACCGGGTGGATGCGGATGACACCGCCGTTCCGCCTTTGGCCAGCGATGAACTCGTCACGGATTGGCTCAACGAAGCCGAAGAAGAGGCGGCCATCCGCGCCAGCCTGATTCATGAGTCCAGTAATACGGCGATCACCGAGATTTCGGTGTCGGCCGGCACCAGCGTTTACCCCCTGCACGAAACCGTTCTCGACATCACGCGGGCCGACTTCACCGAGACCGGCAGCAGCGAAGTCATCCACATGACGCTGACCGATCGGGTCGAGCAGGACCGAAATTTCCCGGACTGGAGAACCACGACGGACACGCCTACCGAGCTGATCCAGATGGACAAAAGCATCCGCATGGGATGCATTCCTGAGACGGCCGGCACGCTGACCATTGAGTGTTACCGGATCCCGCGAAAGCCGATGGCAAGCGAATCGGACAAGCCAGAAATTGCCCGCATTCACCACCGGCATCTGATCCAGTGGGCATTGCACAAGAACTACAGCAGGCCAGATACAGAGGTCTATGACCCCAATCGGGCAGACCGTGCGCTGGCCGAGTTCACGCGCGTCTTTGGCATTCGCCCCGATGCCGATGTGCGTCGCAGTTCGCAAGCCAATCGACCGCTATACAACAAGGCGGTGTGGTGATGGAACTCGACATCGAGATCATTCAAGGCAAGACCTTTGAGAAGGTGCTGCGCTGGGAGACCGAGCCATTCCTGTTCACTGCCATCCTGGGCATGAGCAACACGGCACCAGTGAGGATCACCACGGGTGTGCACGGAATTCCCGATGGCTGGCGCGTGGCGGTGGTCGATGCGGCTGGCATGACTGAACTCAACGCTGCCAGCAATCCGCCAAAGTCCGCTGACTTCCGGCGCGCGACAGTGGTTGACACAACGCACATCGAATTCAACCCGATCAGTGCCGGCAACTACGGCACCTGGACAAGTGGCGGATACCTGCAGTGGTACACGCCGCACGACCTGACCGGCTACACGGCACGCATGGCTGTGAAGGACAAGGTTGGCGGGACCGTTTTTCTGAGCCTGACCACCGATAACGGCGGAATCGTCATCGACGCCTCGGCCAAGACCATCACGCTGGCCATCACGGCAACAGACGCCGCCGCACTGACATGGACCTCTGGGGTCTACGACCTCGAACTTGTCTCAACCCCTGGAGTCGTCACGCAGTTGATGTACGGCTCTATCTCAGTCACCAAAGAAGTCACCACGTAAGGAGCTGTCATGGCCAACGCACTCTACCCACTCTGGAAGCAAGAAATCCTCAAGGGGACTTCGAACAACCTGCTCAATTCCGCCGAAGGAGCAACCGGCGTCTATGCGGCGCTGGTCGACACCGGCACCTACACCTACAGCGCCGCGCATCAGTTCTACAGTTCGCTGTCTGGCGTGGTTGGGACAGACCAGGAGATTCTGACCAAGACGCAGGTGACGGGAACATTCGATGGTACCGATCTGACCTACACGGCCGTGACTGGCGCTACGTGCGAGGCCATCGTGCTGTACCGCAAGAACGCCGGCGCCAACACCACCTGGCCGTTGATTGCCTACATCGACACCGGTGTGACCGGGCTTCCGGTGACTCCCAATGGCGGGAACATCACGATCACGTGGAATGCATCCGGCATCTTCACGCTGT